CTAGAGCGCCAGTCCCGACAGCCTGAGGCACCGAAACCCTCCGCGCCAGCCTCCTCAGAAAAGTTCACGTATCCGACGTATGCGGAAGCGCTCGCCCAGAATCCAAGCCTCGACTACGACGAGTGGCGCGATGCGAAGGAAGACGCGCGCACCGACTGGAAACTGTCGCGCGTCAACGTCGATGATCGCATTCAACAGCGCTTAGAGGCGGAACGCGCGCAACAGGCGTTTCTCGGGCGGTATGAATCCTTTGCGCAGTCGCATCCTGATTATGATGAAGTCGTGGCGCGGGCGCCGCATGTGCCGGGCGTGATGCTCGAAGCCGTGCGCTCGTCGCCGCGTGGCCCTGAAATCGCGTATGACCTCGGCTCGCACCCCGAGGACTGCGCCCAGCTTGCCGCCGAGCTCAAAACGCTTGGTGTCGATGCTGTTCCGTTGGTGCGTCGGCTTCTTGAGTCTCGGTTGACGGCCGCTGCTGTCCCCTCGCCCGATTCAGCGCGTGTCGTCCCTCGGTCATCAGCCGCTCCGCCCGTCAATCGGGTGGGTGGGTCGGCTAGTGCGGCGCCGGTCGATCCAGAGGACCTGGAGTTCGGCCCGGATTACATCCGCCTCGAAAACGCACGCGACAAGCAACGGCGTGCGGCCGGGGGACGCTGGTAAGAGGGATGTCTCATGGCGAATCAGCTCATCACCCCGAATTGGGTGCTGAAGCGCGTCGGCCGTCTCGCGATTAATAACCTCCAGTTTGCCAACAACGTCGATCGGTCCTACGACGACGAGTATGTGCAAGCCGGAGCGAAGGTCGGAGACACGATCAGCTTACGGCTCCCGCAGCGCTTCATCACCACGAAGGGCCAGGCCTTCCAACAGCAGGGCATCACCGACCGCATCGTCCCCGTGACGCTGACTGATCAGGCCAACGTCGGCATCAGTTTTTCGAGCAAGCAGATGACGGTCGATGTGGACGACTACAACAGCCGGTATGTGGAACCGGCCGCCGTCCAGCTCGCGAACACGATGGACTACGACGGCCTGAGCCGGATCTTCCGGCTGGTCTACAACAGCGTGGGCACGCCGGGCACAAATCCGACGGCCAACGCGACCTATCAGGCCGCGAATACGCTGCTGTCGAACATGGCCGCGCCGAAGCGCCGGATGGTCATCACGAATCCGGATATGCAGGCGGCGATCACGAATGCCAACTTCGCGCTGTTCAACCCGCAGGGGAAGATCAGCGACTCATTCGAGACCAACACCTACGCCACAGGCGTGCTCGGCTTCCGTGAGTGGTATTGGGATCAGAACGTGGCGCGGTTCACCAATGCGACTTACGGGGGATCGCCGCTGGTGAATGGCGCAAGTCAAACTGGCACCTCGCTCATTACGGATGGCTGGACCTCGGGCGGCACGACCCTCGTCACGGGCACCGTGTTCACGCTCGGCCCATCCGCCGTCGCCGGCACCGCCGGCGTCTTCTCAGTAAATCCGCAGAACTATCAGAGCACAGGCGCGTTGCAGCAGTTCCGCGTGACCTCCACGATCAGTGATACGTCCGGCGCGATTACCGCGACCATCGACCCGCCGATCATCACGTCAGGACCGCTCCAGACCGTCACGGCCTCGCCGGTCGATAACGCCGTGATCACCGTCGTCGGGACCACGGGCGTGCAAGCGGCGCAAGGGCTGGCGTGGGTCAAGGAAGCCGTCGTGATGGTGATGGCGGATCTGGTGGAGCCGGAAGGCGGGGCGCTCTCGGAGCGGATCCGTAGCAAGCCGCTCGGGTTTGCGCTGCGCTTCGTGAAGCAATACAACATCTTGAGCGATCAGAATCTCGCGCGGATCGACTGCATTTACGGCTGGCAGGCGTATCGGCCCGAGTGGATCGTTCGTATTCAGGGAGCGTAACGCTATGGCAACCAGTCTTGTGGTCACAACGCTTGCCGGGGCGGTCACGGCCGCCGACTTCAATCAGACCATTCGCGTGGCCTCCGCAACGGGGCAGGCGAAGGGTAATCTGATCAACATCGATAGCGAATGGCTGACCCAGAGCGTCGATTCGCAGGGATCAGTCACGCTCCAGGTGCAGGGCGGCAAAGAAGGCGGCTACTGCCAGACGCACGCGTCGGGCGCGGTCGTGTTCATGGGCCTCCCGTCCGACTTCCCGTCCGCGCCTCCGGGATCGGGGACGTTGCAGCCGGTGTCGCCGAATTGGACTTCGACGACCTACACGGCCGCGGGGGCCATCGCGATTCCGACCACGAAGCAGAACGTGTTTGTGAAGCTGCTGTCGGGGGCGGCGTCCGCGATGACGCTGGCGAATCCCACGGCGGCACAAGAAGGCCAGGAGATGATCATCATGGCGGGGGACGCGCAAGCGTATACCGTCACGAATCCGGGGGGCTTCCTCGGGACCACGACGAGTTCGGACGTGGCGACGTTCAACGGGGCCATCGGGTCCGCGTTGCACATTCGTGCGGTCAATTTGTTCTGGCTGGTGATCTCGGGCATCACGGCAGGCGTCAGCGTCGCGTAAGCCGGTGGGTGAGTCGTGCGATGGGGCACGGCTCACCGCCTTTCAGGGGTTCTATGATTCAGACCGAATTGCGTGGCGACGACGGCGAGATCGAGAAACTGGATCCTTCGGACATCCGCTACTGGAACGGGCCCTATCGGTATGTGCCCTATCCCAAACAGTTGTTCAAGGCCGGGGATGGCGCGTATCAGGATGAACAGCTCGAATGGCGGATCGTGAAGAACGAGACCGAGCATCGCGCCGCGGGATCCCAGTGGAAGGAATCGCCAGACGAAGCGCGGGCCTATTACGACGCGCAGCAGCTCGAATTTGCGAAGGCCGCGGCTGAAGTCGCGCATAAGGCGCAAGGGATGTCGGCCAAGGCCCAAGCCGAACTGCGCGCGGCTGAGCGCGACAGCGATGATCATGTGGTGGATGTGACGCCGAAGCGTCGTTCGTAACGATGGCAACGCCGCCGCGTGCGGCAGTGAAGGAACCGACATGAGCAGCACGACGGGATCGGCGGGCGGGGCGTTTCTCCCTGGCTCGACCTACGACGGCACGACGCTGGCGACTCTGACCTCGCCGATCATGACGGATCCGACCGTCAGCGGCACGTCGGTGTTTACCGGCACCATCAGCAACAACAACACGCTGACCGCGGCGTCCTATGCGCCCTCGTCGCATGTGGACGAACTGATCGTCTCCACGACATTGACGCCGGCCACGACCGTCACGGCGGCGAATGGCCTCAACTCCATCCGGGGCGGCATGACCCTGACAGCGGGCAAGACGCTCGGCGACGGCAACGCCAGCTACGTGACCGCCGTCTATGGCCGGGGCGACATTCACGGAACCGTCAATATCGGATCGGGCGATCTGGCGGCGGTCTACGCGAAATTCGACCTCTCGAGTGCGACGCTGACGAGCGGGCACATTGCCCCGCTGCAAGCGAACATCGTGAATCCCGTCGCGACCTCGGAAGCCACGACGGATCTGATCTATGCCGAGAGTGCGAGCGGCACGCGGATCAAGTCGGTGCTCAGCGGGTATGCGGCGGCGGCGTTCGGGTTTGACTTTACCGATGTCGGCACGTCGAATTGGCTGCCGGCCATCTCGAGCACGACGCTGAATGGGCTGAACATCAAGGTCAAACTGAACGGGACCACGTATTACATCAAGACAGGCACGGCGGCCTGATGGATCGCGCGGCCATCGAAGCGAAGCTCGCTGAAGTGAAGGCGCAGTACGCCCAACAGGTGCGGAATCTCGATGCAACCTCAGGCGCGATGCAAGTGCTTGAGCAGTTGTTGAAGACGCCTGACGGACCCGCGGCACCGATGCCTGGGGCCGTCGTGACGAGCACGGACACATGAGTCTCACGCTCTCGGGCTCGGAGATCGTCACGCGAGCCTTCGGCACAATGGCGATCTTCGGCGCCGGGGAGCCGGTGCCAGCCACCGATCTCAATCTCGGCTTTTCGCTGCTGCAAGAGTTCGTCGATTGGGGCAACACGCAAGGGCTGATGACCCTCGTGGTGGAGCGCACCGTCTATGGCCTCGTCGCCAACAAGGGCACGCCCGCGAATCCCTACACCATCGGGCCGGGGGGCGATTTCGATACCGGCACGGCGGCGCGGCCAATGTCGATCAACGGCGCGAGTCTCTTGCTCAATTCGACGGCGCCGTATCCGACCGAAATCCCGCTGGCGATTCTCACCGATGACATGTTCCAGGCGATTCAGCAAAAAGGGCTATTGAACTCGCTGCCACAGACGATTTACTACAACGCGACGGTCCCTCTGGGAACGATCACGCTGTGGAACGTGCCGAACACGAGCGAGAACGATCTCGTGTTGTATACGGACCAACTGACGGCGAATTTCTCCGTGTTGAATGCGGCGTATGTGTGTCCTCCTGGGTATGCCAAGGTATTTCGGCTCAATACGGCGGCGGCACTGTTGCCGTTCTATGGCGGCGTCGTGGGGCCAGAGATTTCCGCCAAGATTGAGCACGACGCGGCCGAATCGCTCAAGGACATCAAGTTGTCGAACGTCAAGATGGTCGATCTGGCGATGGATCCGGCCTTTACGCCGTTCCCTGGCGGTGGTTACAACATTTTCACGGATACAGGAGCGTAAATGCCTTACGGACCGTTTCGTGATGTGTTGTTGGGCACGCCGGGATTGGCCGCGACGGGCGTCACGACCGGCACCAGCGATCCGATCAACTGCGCGGGCTATACGTATCTCACGGTGTTTTATACGTCCTTCGGGACCACGAGCGGCGGGACGCTCATCCTCGAAGGGGCGGATTATTCGGATGATCCGCGCTCGGATGTGCCTTACGTCGGCACCTGGGCGCAGATTGAGTCACGCGCGGCGAGTTCGTTTACCGGGGGTGTGCAACTCGCATATTCCATCACGCCAGCGGCCTTTGGGTGGATTCGTGTGCGGATCTCGAGCGCGATTACGGGCGGCGGCTCCGTCATGGTGACGATGCGAGGGCATAACTGATGGCCTCGTGGGTCTTTCCGACGATCACGACCGGCGTCACCGTGGCCTCTGCGACGAGTGGGGCGCTGACGGGCGATGGGAGCGCGGGCGATAAGCTCTCTGTGGCGGTGGACAGCACGACCGTGGACGTGAATGGCAGCAACCAAGTCGAAGCCATCGGGTTACTGGCCGATTGGACTGTCGCGAACGGGAAAGCGCTCCGGACGGACACCACGACCGCGCACACGGCGATTCTGCAAGCGTATGACGTGAACGGGACGACGTATCGGACGTTTGCCACGCTCACCAATGCGGATGTGCCAAGTTTCACGGTGAGCCAGCCGAGCGGGGGGATTCTGGCGCTCATTCCTCCGACGGCCGATCCGCATGTGGTCGGGGCCATCTGGAACAACAGCGGCACGCTGGCGATCAGCGCGGGGTAACAGCATGTCCTGGCGCACGGTCTGGCAACAGTGGTTTGGCTGGCTGATGCGGTGGATCGCGTCTTCCTTCGCCATGAGCGATCAGGGCGGACAGATCGAGCCGCCGAGCCTGCCGTATGTGGCGCCTACGCCTGTAGTGCCTTCTCCTGCTCGTCTGCCGGTGCTGATCGAGCCGACGCCGTTTGTGGCAGGGTCTCACGTCTGCGAAGTGTGTGGCGTGACGCTCTCGCTGTTCACCGCTCGGACTTTCGACGGGCATTGGCGCTGCCCTTCGCACAAAGCTGTCACCTGTGATACCTGCGGCCGCGACCTCGCGCCGTCCACGCTTCGTGATGCGCCGTGGGCGTGTGCGAGGCACGCCGGCTAATGGCTGAAGCCACCTCCAGCGGCAATCTCGCGTCCGCCAACGCCATCGCCCAAGTCGCGCTGTCCGGTTTTGGCGGCGTCGCCTTTCAGATTGCCGGCACGTTCAGCGGCACGATCACCTTCGAGGGGTCCGTCGATGGCGTGAACTTCACACCGATCCTCGTGACGCCGGTCGGGAGCACGACGGCCGTCACGACGGCCACGGCGGCGGGCCTCTGGACGG